AGCACGACCCCGCCATACAAAAGGCGGGCAAGTGTTTACTCCCAAAACAACCCTGCAAGAAGAAGATCACGTCAAGAAAGCGTGGGAAGAACAAGTAGGAGAAACTTTAGATTGCCCTGTGGAAATATCTTTACGCTATTCCCCTACAGAGACAGTCTTAACTGTGCTAGAGTCTCCTCATGACGCTAAAACGTTACGAGGGGACTTAGACAACTATGTTAAATTAACTATGGATGCTCTAAACGAAGTCGCATGGGTGGACGACAAACAAGTCGTCCGCATATCGGCAGTAAAGGTAGATGCAAATGACAGTACGGATTGAATTAGAACCGTGGGAATACGAACACGCTAACGCTGTAGGCATACGGCGATATGCGGAGAATTGGAAAGCGCAAGACGCTAAACATTACAATAACCCATTTGCTCTAGAAGATAACCGCACCGCTTTAGTCGCTGCATCAGTTTGTGAACTGGCAGTAGCAAAAGTAACAAACCAATACTGGGGTGGTCATGTGTGGCCTCACGCCAAACATAAAGAATACAAAGACCTGCCAGATGTGGGAACCAACATAGAAGTTAGACGGATACGCACCAGCCCCGATGCGGCTGTGCGTAAACGTCAACTAGGTAAAGGGCTTATCCTTTTCGTAGCGCAACCAGAACCACCAGAACTACGAAGCGTAGACATTTTAGGTTGGATAGATCACGATGAAGCATGGGAATTAGGCAAGCCGTCAAGTTATGCGCCAGACTCCACAAGGAATATCGCATCAACTCTGTTAAAAAGCGTCACAGAATTTGAGGGATATAACAACAATGGACAATGGCAAGAAGAAAAGACCTAGTAAAAAACTTTACAGACGAAGAACTATCAACAGCCGGAGCGAAAACACACCGCTATGAAACAGAGTTAGAACAACTCATGGTGCTTGCACCCGGCGACCAACCGTTAATCAGCACCATAGAAGCAACCTCCGACCTTAAAGAAGCAGTCGGAGAAGCAATAGATAACCTACCTGAAGAAGATAGATTCATATTCAACCTAATATTCGTAGCGAATCTCTCCCTACGAGTCACAGGAAAGATAGTCAACATACCTAAAACATCTCTAGCACGACGCAGAGACAAGATCAGACGCAGACTCATGTTAGACCTGAGCCAAGATAAAAGAGTTCAGAGATGGATGTACAGGGATTTTTAAAAATCAGGCTCTATAGCATCCATCACATGCTTTATCATACCCATTAAAGAACTAGCCCACATCGCCCAAGTTGCTGTGGCCTCTTCAACCCCATCCATGCCAGCATAAAACGCTGCAAGTAAACCATCTGCTTCTGCAAGATCAAAAACTAGAAGTAAACCAAGTTCACCATCTTGGGTGAACTTGGCGTGAATCCCGTCATTAACATCAAATAGATGAGACTGACTGTTTAAATCTTCGTACACCTGATCGGAAACATAAGCATACTCTTCAGCAAAATCTTCCCATTGTTCTGCATGAAATTCGGGCGACGGCATTTAATCAACCAGAGAAGCAGAACCCTTGGTTCCAGCCAAACGTGCAGCAGCAGCACCTTTCAAAACTGAAAGAGCAGCAGACACGCCAGCCATAACAATCATTTTCCATTGGTCCACACCAAGGTCAAGGAAAGCGTTAGTACCCATAGCACCAACAGCGGCTTGAACAAATGTTGCCCCGACTCTCTCAGCGAGATCTTTGTAATCCATTATTTCTTCTTTCTTTTCTTTGCTTTCGCAGCAGCGGCTTTACCCTTAGCGGTGTAAGGATATTTTTTACCAGCAACTTTAGGCATAATATTTCCTCCTAGTTAATTAAAGCATCCCAAGTTTTAGGACCAACAATCCCATCTACTGTGAGTTTGTTACCTGTGTTAATAGATTCCGAGTCTTGAAATTTCATAACGGCAGCCTTTGTGCCTGACCCGAAAATTCCATCAACACCTAATCCTTTACGTGAACGGCCTTTAGACTTCGCAGTACTAAATCCTTCTTGTTCTAAATAAAGTTGAAGAACCTTCACGTGTGGGCCTCTGTTACCTTTTCGTAACACAAACCTGCGAGCCTCAGCAACAGCCTCAGCGAAAATCTCTAAAGGAGTTTTCGGTTCCATCTGAGCAGCGTCCAACGTTTCATCTCCTGAAACGGCAGGAGCGTCAAACCAAACAAACTCTGAACCCTGTACACGACCCGGACATACGTGCCACCATTCACTAGGAACCGTTTTTACGCAGCCGTACTCCGCTGCGATGCGGTTGACTTCTTCTGTAGATAGCCCTTTGCCTGTGATACGTAGGTCTACGGCGTACCCGTATCCACCGAAAGCCTCCTGAGCCATATGGTATGAGCCTCTCATACCATTGGACATGCGGCGATTTGGATTAGCGGCGAGGTTTCCTCGGCCTGCCTTATACTTGTCATATAAGGCTTGCTGTTGGGCTAACGTGCGTACGCCGCTGACAATCTTCACACGACCAGCGATACGGTTATCTTTAAAAAACTGGTTCAAACGATACTTAAACTTTGGGTGTAGTTCCTCTGTACGCACCCATTTAGAAGTTACTGGCAAATTAAAATCCATGTTATTTTCCAAACGATCTAGGGGAATGGTAATGATTACCTAAACCCGTGTCTCTTAAAGTTTCAGCAGATTCACTCGCTTTCGCCGGAACTGCGTCAGGTTGCTCAGTTTCTTTTTCTTCTTCTTCCATATTATAACAGGCTCCTCTGTCCCGTGTCAGCGCTGTCTGAAACGAATGTCTCGGTCATCACGCCACTCTTTATCATCTTCAATCATTTGACGAATCACCTGCATTCTTTGTTCGTACGGTGTGTTAATCCTAATGCTTAAACCGCCCAAAGTAGAGGCAAGAGTTTGAATCATGCGTTCTTGATAACGGCTTTCATTAGGGATCACACGCCGGAGGCGGCCTATGTATGGCATCAAGCCATCCATAACCGCTATGCGGGAATCCATCATCTTCCATTCCCCTCTGTCATTCTTTTCAGCCCACCCGATCATGTTTAATGCAGGCATTAACCCCGGTATTTTTTCCCACGGAGCGGGAACCTGCTGGTAACGACCAGTGTAAGGGATGCCTTTAAAGAACTGTTTACCTCCCCAATACTCCAACGGGACTTTAATCATCGGAGAACCAGAAGAAAGAATGTGTTGAGCAGCATCAACAAACCCGACACCAGTAGGATCAAACCTTAACAAATCTTGGAAAGGAAGATCAGGTACGGAGTAAACCTGACTTCCACCGATACTGAAAGGTAAACGGAAACCAAAAGGTTCCAAGAAATAACTAGGCACATTACCTTCTTCTTCAGTTCCGTATTCCAAATTACGCTTAAGGCTAAGTAACCTGTTGTAACGTTTCGGGTTAGCGGCGAGTTGAGAAATTTGAAGAGGCAAGTTGTTACGTGACCAAGTGTAGAAAGGGAACACACGTTTCATCGTGCCGCTTTCAAAAGAAGATAAGTTGCCGTAATTGAAATGCAGTTTGTAAATGCTTTCTATAGCGTCATCTAAAGTGCCGCCGATTCGCATAGCATGAACACCAGTAGCGAGCCTTAACATTTCCTCAGCGAATGTGTTAGCGTTACGGATACTAGAATACAAAACAAACTGGGCATCCAAAGGATTAAGGTTTACTCGCCAACCCTTAGCGGCACCATTCTTCGTACCCAGAATCCATTGCAGTTTACGGTCAAGTAAAAGATTTCGCTCAACAGCAGAAGCAGCCTGACCACCCGCATGAGCACCCTGCTGAACCAACTCAATAGCGAACTTGACTTCTTCAGTTTGCGGCATTTTAGGATGACGCAAACCAGTGAGAAGATCCCCTTTACCTAAACGATATGCTTTCTCTATCATCTTTCCAGTTCGCAAAGTGGCAGATAATGGGATGTCGTCCACCCACATGTTAAACATCCCACCCATAATGTTACGAGTAACGAACCCCGGAGTAGCCACCATCTGTGCTTTCATCCAGTTATGAACCCTGTCATAATGTTTCAAAAACCCTTTGACCTGTTGACGGTCATTCATCTTCTGCGCTGCTAACAGCGCATAAGTGACTTGATCGGCAAACTCTTGATCTCCAGAAATTCTCCACGGACCCCACATTCTTTGCTGCTCATTGAAAAGAGCCTGAATGTCATCTATGGAAATATTCTTTATATCAAAATCTCCTTGACCTAAACCATTTAAATTGTATAAATCGTTTTCAGTTTCAGCGAAACGTTTTACAACAAGTTCTTCATGCGTTTGGATTCTCCGAGCATCGTTCATCAAAAGTTGAGTTTCTAAATTTTCTTTATTAACAAACGTCTGAAACACAGATCTTTGCCCTTCAGCATACTGCTTACCAGCAGCACCAGATCTTTGCTGCCAGTACGCTTCGCTCTTAGCGAACTCAGCATGTCTTCTTTGCAAGTACAAAAGTTTTTCAGTTTGGTCATTCAAAATCTTGTCCAATGCACCAGCGTATGCTTTACGAGCGGCAGGTAACTTAGCGTCAATTTCTTTCACCAACGTAGACAACTCAATAAGATCTTCTATCTTTGTTTCTGGTCGTAGCGATGTAAGCAATTTTCCTTCTTCAGAGAAAATTGCCGTACGAGTCATTCGCGTTGACTCTATTTGTTTAAACAAATTGTGTATGTCATCTAAAGAAGGGTTGCCTCCTGTTACTCTTGACAACGACATGAAACTTTCTTCAAAAGAAGGAACCCTACTCGGCAATCTTCCGGCA